TATAAATCCATGCTTGAGTTTCTAAGCTTTGCTGGTCAATCTCACGCTGGAGAACGTATAAGATATGATAGACGGTCTTACTCACTAAAATGCTTGGTCGGTAAAAAGCCATATAGGCCTTTCGTTCCACCAGCGTACAGTGTTCCTAATTATCAAAACCTATTTAAATTCGATCCGGCAGAAAAGATATATCCTAACGATCTCGTTGATTGTGTTCAACGTTATTACTATACTAACAGACCATATGATGCAAAACTTACTATTATATGTGAAGCTGGCGGGAAGTACCGAGGGATTTGTCCATATGAATCACCTTATGCACATACTGTTAATCTCTACGGTAGAGCAATGAATGTCTTAAAGAAACTTCGGGGTAACTGTAATTACGACCAAAGCAAGGGCCACAAAGTGGCCCGGCTTTTAAGTTATAATTACGTGAACCTAACGAAGGTATCTGTAGATGCTTCAAACTTTACTGATGAAATTAACGTTGTGTATTTGGCTCATATGGCTAAAGCACTTGGTTCTTCTGGTGCCGTTCACTATTGTAGTAGACTTCGTGTCAAATTGCCTGATAATAGAGTCGTAACTGGTTGTCCACCATTAATGGGATGGAAGGGTACATTTGATCTTGCTTCAGTTGTTCTTGCCTGGTCTGTCTATCGACAGCTAGGTAAGCCAACTTGGAACCGAGTTCAATGTGGTGACGATTACTTAGGAATCGGTACGTTGGAAGAGTTCAGGTCCTGTTATGAATTTTTAGGACTAAGTCTTTCAGAAGGTAAGACTGTTGTATCAAAAACTTGTACTGTCTTCTGCGGTAAGATGTACTGGCGAGGCTTAGATGTTACTCCTGTACGTTTTTTATTTACAGGGTCAAATGATACCTCAAAGTATATTGGAAAACTTATTGCCAGATCGCGTAATTTCGCTGTTACATGTAATTACTCAAAAACTTGTAAACGTACTATCTTTAGATACCTGAGAAGGTCTCTAGGAAGACGATACAAGGGATATCTTGACTTCCGATTATCCTCCGAGATGGGTGGTATTCCTTTGAACTACTATCCTGTAGGTCCACTTATACCTTACTTGGAGAACAATAAACTAGCACTTGAGTGTGCATTACTCAGTATTCCTTTCAAACGTGATGATCGTCCATGGTATAACGATTACTTTTCACATCTTCCACTTGGTGAACCGTATAACATATATGGTTTATGTACGTCACTTACTGAAGGAAACTGGCCTCGCAAAAGTAGGTCCGCCTTATCTTACAAACGTAAGATAATCCGTGGACTGTTAAGTTCTAACAGAGCGGG